GTTTTTTGTTTGGTAAAGTTATCAAACAATATAAGGCAAAAACAAAGGCATATTAAAGGAGAAATATTATGGCAACTTTGGCTGAAATTAGAGCAAAACTTAAGGCATCTGAACAAAAAGGTTCAGGAGAACGTACAGGCGGTGATAATTCAATTTACCCGTTCTGGAACCTAAAAGAAGGCGGCGAATCCGTACTTCGTTTCTTACCCGACGGTAATCAAGACAACACTTTTTTCTGGGTTGAACGTGCAATGATTAAATTGCCATTCGCTGGAATCAAAGGTGAAGCAGAATCCAAACAAACAATCGTACAAGTACCATGCATGGAAATGTATGGGGAATCTTGCCCCATTCTAACTGAGGTTCGCGGTTGGTTTAAAGATCCAGCACTTGAGGACATGGGTCGTAAGTATTGGAAAAAGCGTTCTTACATTTTCCAAGGTTTTGTTGCTGAAGACGGTTTGAAGGAAGAACAAAAACCTGAAAACCCAATTCGCCGATTTATTATCGGACCTCAAATTTTCCAACTAATTCGTTCTGCTCTTGTAGATCCAGAGTTGGAAGACTTGCCAACTGACTTTGTACACGGACTAGATTTCCGTATGAAGAAAGGTAGCAAGGGAGGCTACGCTGACTACTCAACAAGTTCATGGGCCCGCCGTGAACGCCCACTAGGTGACGACGAGCAAGCTGCTATCAAAGCACATGGCTTGTTCAATCTAACAGATTTCCTACCTAAGAAACCAACTGAAATTGAAGTTAAGGTTATGAAGGAAATGTTTGAAGCGTCTGTTGATGGAGAACCATTTGACATGGAACGTTGGGGTCAGTATTTCAAACCAGCAGGCATGGGCCAAGCAACTGGCGATCCTGTAAAATCAACTCCTAAAGCATCTGCACCAGCAGACGACAACTATGACGACGAGCCTGCTCCAGTAGCAAAGGCAGTACCTGCATCAGCAACTGAAACAAAAACAGAAGCACCTGCAAGTAGCGGCGATTCACGTGCCCAAGACATCTTGGCAATGATTCGTAACCGTCAGAAGTAATAAACACGGCGTGGGCCTCTGCAACTTAGTTGTACGCCCGTGCTCTCACATCTATTAGGAGAATGATTATGAGTAAATTAGCAAAATTAGCTAAGGTAAACGAAAACATCAGCATCAATCGTTATGATAACGGTTGGATGGTTGAAATTGGTGGACGCAATAAAAAAGAAGATTGGACTAACACCAAGACTCTTTGTAATTCAGAAGAAGAAGTAATCGCTCTAATTAAAGAGTGGAATTCATTACCATTGGATCAATAATTATGGCCACTAAAGCATTCGATTTATCAAAATTTAGAAAAACGCTGACTAAGTCTATTGACGGACTAAGTGTTGGCTTTACTGATCCAACAGATTGGATCAGTACAGGGAATTACGCCCTTAACTATCTCATCAGTGGTGACTTTCATCGCGGAATTCCACTAGGCAAGGTTACTGTGTTTGCTGGTGAGTCTGGCGCAGGCAAGTCTTATATTTGCTCAGGCAATATTGTCAAAAATGCTCAAGCACAAGGCATTTATGTTGTACTAATCGACAGCGAAAATGCTTTGGACGAAGCATGGTTACACGCACTTGGTGTAGATACTAGCGAAGACAAGTTGTTAAAACTTAATATGGCTATGATCGACGACGTTGCTAAAACTATCAACGAATTCATCAAAGAATATAAAGAAATGCCGGAAGAAACTAGACCAAAAGTACTTTTTGTGGTTGATAGTCTGGGCATGTTGCTAACACCAACTGACGTTAATCAGTTTGAAGCAGGTGATTTGAAAGGTGACATGGGCCGTAAGCCTAAAGCACTGACAGCACTTGTTCGTAATTGTGTAAACATGTTTGGGAGTTTAAATATTGGACTTGTTGCAACTAATCATACATACGCATCGCAAGATATGTTCGATCCTGACGATAAAATTTCAGGCGGACAAGGCTTCATTTACGCAAGTTCTATTGTGGTTGCCATGAAGAAGTTAAAACTTAAAGAAGACGAAGACGGCAACAA